CCTTCCGGACCGATTCGCCGCCCTCGTAGTCCTGCACCGAGCTGACCGCGAGGCCCGTGCTCGGATTGAACCCCTCTGGGTCGTGTCCGTCCATCCAAGCCACACGAAGGCGCGCCGCGAGGCGCAGCTCACCGGAGGTCTTGTCGCCGACGGGGCCCGACGGACCGTAGACCGGCTGCGCCACGACCGTCGGCGCGTCAGCCTGGCGGAGATCGTAGCCCTGCACGTTGTCGAAGTTCCACTCGGCGGATTCGTCGTCTGGGAAGCTCGGATCCGTGAGAGCGGGAGCCCAGTCTGGAGTCGAGACGGACATGGAAAGGTTGAAGTTGCCCTCCTCGTCGACGAGCGTGGTCCCGGATCCGGTGTTCGCCAGGTAGCGCGAGGACCGAGAGGTGTCCGCGGTCCCGCTGAGAACAAGGTCGACGAACGGATCCGTGTCCGCGTCCACCGTGGAGATGTTGTCGCTGCCGTCTCGCGAGAGGGTGCGGTCAATCTCCACCATCGCCTGGAACACCTCCATGTGGCATCCGCGGATCTGCGTCAGAGTGCTCCAGCGATCTCCGCTGCCTTCACCCAGGCCGGCGACGCGGGTGATGACGTCCCCACCGATCGACCCAAAGTCGGTGAACCCGGCGGAGTTGGCCGCCGCCACGCGGTCACCGTCCACGACGATCGACATGGCGATAGGGTTAGGCGAGTCCGTGTGGAACATGGCCTGGACCTTGTAGATCCGGCCCACGCGGAACGGGTTACCATCCCCGTCGGCGGTCGCGGCCAGCGTGAACTGAAGATCAGTGCCCCCGTTCTCGCGCCAGCAGTTGACCCCGAACCGCTGCGTGGACGCGCCGCTGCGGCAGCCCAGGGCCCACAGGCCAAAGTAGCATTTTCCTGAGTCGACCACCGTGAGAATCGGGGCCGTGTGTGTCGGCCACTGAAGCAAACGCACGAAGACCGTCAGGACGACGGATCCGTCGGAGAGGCTGACCGGATTATGGGTGGTCAGCGCTCTCGCGACGTTCGTGTCTCCATCGAACTTCAGGTAACTCGCCACCGAGGGAGCCTTTCCCGAACGAGGGGGCGCCGGCGCTCCGCCGGTGGAGCCCACCTTGGGCTTGATGGCATTCGTGGTCGCGACCGGCGAGCCCTGGAGGCCCTGGTCCGGCCAGATACCGACGCGGACGTAAGCTGCCTCGTGCCAGACGACGCCCGGGTAGGACCACGCGGCGTCGCGATCGTCGAACGGCACAGGCGAGGCCGTCACCGTTCCGCCGGATGGCTGGGCCGTCTCCCACGGGCCGGCGGGGGAGTTGCTGAACTGCACTCCGGCCGCGGTGCATCCGGTCTCGCCGGGGTGAAACTGCTGCTCGATCTGGAGCGTCTGCGGCTGGCCGGCCATGACCATCGCGATCGCAAGGAGCTGCATCATGGCCGCTACTCCTCCTGCCCTTTGCCCTCATCCTCACCCTCGCCCTCGCCCTTGCTCGGCAACGGTGCCTCGCCCTCGCTCTGCGCCGGAGACGGCGACGCGACCTCGGCGGAGCCCTTCACCCATCCATCGGCGGACAGGCGCGGCCAGCTTGCGTCGTCCGCGATACACTCGCCTCGCTCTGGGTGGAATGCGCTGAACGTGCTGCTGCGAGCCATTGGTTTCTTCTCCTCGTAGTTAGGAAAAAGGTGCGGGGCCCCCGGAGGGGCCCCGTCCTTACGCTAGATGTTCTTGATGATCTGAGCGCCGAGGCGCCCGTCGACCATGTGAACACCGACCAGACAGTCGATCGACATGACGTCGGCCTTGTGGTCTCGGTCGTAGTCGAACGTGACGCGCAGCCCCAGACCCGTGTCGGGATCCACGCGGACCGCGCTCTCCGCCGCGTTCTCGTGCGGCGCGAGGGCCGGAGCGACGAACGCGAACGCGCGCGGGTGGAACGCCGCACCGTGACGCTGGTACGTGGTGCCGCCGCCGTCGTAGACCGTGATCGCCACGTCGTCGGCGACCGGATCCCGTAGGGGCTCCTTGATCGTGACCGTGCCCGCGCCGGCCGTGGCCGTCGAGAGGGCCGAAGCCACCGCGTTTCCGTAGCCTGCGATGATGAGGATGTCGCCGGCCTTGATCGTACCGGCTGCCACCGCACCGCCGTCGTACACGATCGACGTCGCGCCGATCGCGAGAGCGCCGTTCACGACGATGGAGGTCTGCGTGCCGGTCGTGAAGGTCGAGTCGTCGACGTTCTGGTCCATGAACGTCTCCAGACCGAGGAGGCGGTTGAGCCGCGCCTCGCGGAGAGCGTCCGAGGAGCCGGACTCGTTGACCTTCGTGAACTCCGGAGCGGACAGGAGCTGCTGCTCGTACTCGGGGCTCGCGATCTGGAACCGCGGGCTCATCGGGACGCGCAGGTCGTTCAGCTTCCGCCGAACCTGGGCCAACGTCGCCGTAGAGTTCGGCAGGGCGCCCGGAGCCAGCTCCGAAGGACCGCCGACCTCGGGAAGGTCGTGCAGCTTCGACAGCGCGTAGCTGTCGATCCTCTCGGCCAGCGCCAGCATCATCGGCGCGAGGACCTGCGAGGAGAAGTTCCGGAGCTTGAACTGCCGCTCCCGACTCGTCACCCGCTCGGAGACGTCGAAGTGTTTCTCCAGGGTCACGAGGATCGAGGACTCGACGCGGTCGTTCACCGTGAGCGGACCGCCCGGGCTCCACTCGTTGACCGTGCCGTTGCGCCGCCTACGGACGCGGATCTGCTCGCCGACCTTCCCGTCGCGGATCTCGCCCTCGTAAGAGCGGTCCATCAGCCGGGAGGCCACCATGTTGGACTGGACCAGGACGAGCGCCTCCATCGCGATCTCGTCGGGGGTCAGGAACGTGTTCGCCATCTTTCGTCACACCTTCGCAGGTTGAGGTTGGTGCTGCCTAGCCGGGGATCTGCGCGTCGAGCCCGTCGCGGACTCCCTCCGTCTTGCGGTACTCGCGCCAGTCCTTCATCGACATGTTCTTCGTGTCCGACGGCCGTCCGGCCCCGCCCGTGCCGCCCGTAGCCCCGGCGCCCGCGGAACCTTCCCACCAGTGCCGGCGGGTCTCCTTCGTGGCCTCCAGGTCTTCGGACACGGTAACAGGCTGCTGTCCGTCCTTGCCGAGGATCACCGTCCCGTTTTCGTCCTTCCGGACCGGGATTCCCCGCTTGTGGTCGAACTCGAACCGGTTCTGAGCCCAGAGGAGGGCGTCCTCTACGGCCTCCTTGCGGAAGCCCTCGTTCACGCGACACGCCTCGCGAACAGCGATCTCCAGCTTCAGGTTTGCGAACGCGGACTCGGAGCGGCCTCTGGCCTCTTTCTCGGTCGTCACGTCCTTCGTCAGCTTGTCGATCGTCTGCTTGTACTCGCCCTTCAGGCCGGATACGCGAGCCTCGTACCACTCCTCGTGCTTGCCTTCTGCGAGCAGCTTCCCGACCTCGTCGGAGTTGAGACGATCCCGGAGCGCGACGAGCGCCTTCGCGCCGTCCTCGCCTCCGAGGGCCTCCACGATCTTCAACGCCGCGTCGAGCTTGGTCTTGAGGTCCCCCTTCTCTCCCTTCAGCGCCTCGTTCGTGCGCTTGAGACCCTGGACCTCCTTCTCGACGGCCGCCTTGATCTGGTCTTCGACGGTGGCCGTGCCCTTCTCCTTGGAATCTCCTGATCCCTTGCCGTCTTCGCCCTCGGGGGCCAGGAACGGCTGCCGGTTCTTCTCGAACATCTCCCTCTGCTCCTGCGTAGGTGTGATGCCTCGCGCCGCCTGGCGCGAGCTGTCGGGGGCCGCCCACCAGACGGCGGACGGCTACCGGGTGCAACTCTACACCAAGGAAAGCAACCGCGTCAAGCCCCTAGACGAGGCCGGCGCGCTCGGCGACCTCAGGCTGGGTTCGCAGCCACTGCTCCAACGTCAGCTCGGAGCCGCGCCGATCCACGAACCGGTCTACGCGCGCGCCAGCGCGGAATGCGCGCCCGCGCCAAGAGGCGCCGAGGGTCCGGTCCTGGAAAGAGGCGGGCTGGCGCCGGAGCCACTCGGGGAAGGTGGTGCGGGCCGGCACGGTGCCCACGTCCGCGGCGGAGAACGGGCGATCGCCCAGAAGCCCGGAGGACAGGTTGGCGACGACTGTGGAGCGGCAGTTATGTGTTATAATGGAGCCCGAACCGACGAAGTAGACCCCGGAGCCGGTCTGGAGGTTGAAAACGTGTCCCGAAAAGTCACGCCGCGAGACCTGGACGACCTCATC